TGTATGTATGTTACCTACGTGTGTATGTGTTTCCGCCTCGTGTCCGCTGGCGTACGTGACTGGGTTGACGCAATAAATTATCTTGACACTAATCGTTCGAGACACGCACAAACAACTCTAATCTTAATTGATTGACTTGTTTGGACCGTATTTTTTTGTATCAGTTGACACTATCTTAATGGGTCGACATTATCTTAATTACTTCGCTACCACTATGTTACCTTGTTATTTATAGAGGTTATCAATACCTTTATCAATGTCGCACCACTTTAATTATCTTGTTTAATTATCTTGTTTACGCAGTATCCAATTTCATTATCTTCGGCCGTTATCGAAGGTCATCTAATTCCATTTGTTATCTTGTTTACACAGGGGTGTATATAAGGCGACGGCTGATGCCGACATCATTCTTTACTTGGCCCGCGAGGAGACACAAGCTTTCAGCCCAAGAGTTTTCAAGATCCAAGCTTCCTTCACATCATGGCGTCATCTTCTTTGGTGAGTGAACACTTTGTCTATTTATCCTAGCAATTCTCCTATAATCTCTCGACTTGTTATTCTATCTGTACACTTGTTATAATTACTGTTAGGACATTTGTTCAACCACTAGCGGTTCCTATTTTCAACCCTATTTTCAACTGCGTTTTTTTTGTTGTTGTAGAAACGTAAATACCTCGACGATGCCGAGGAGAGCGCGACCCTACTGCGTAAACGCATTTATAACCCAGACAAACCAGAACCGTCGCCCGAAGCAAAGCGCATCGTCTTACCCTCGGGTCCACTAACTTCTACTAACCGCATCTCACCTTTACCACCGCCCACACTGCCTGCGCCGCCTGCAACCGACGACAACGATAACAACAACGACGAAGACCAAAATCCCTCTATTAACAACGTTCCCTCTATCTCCGACTACATCAACCGGATGATCCAGCGTGCATACGCATCCATACATGAAGAACGCGAAGAAATTGACGAAGAGGAGGAAGAAACAGACGACGAAGAAGAAACAGACGACGAGGAAGAAACGTTTCTCATGGAAGGTGGTAACCTTTTGTACTTGTACAATTTTAGAAAGCTGTGTCGTACTGTGGTCGACATGCCTCCATACTCGTTATACCAGGCGTTTGATGTTAACTCTAGCTACTTTAATTTTAATAACGATACTGTCGATAAATTGACTGTGGAGGTGGACGGTGTAAGTTTGGACAACGAAGTTGTGATTGAGTTGAACTCGGAGGGACATGTTGTGTTTTTTCATCACTTTTATGGATTGTCTGTAACGCAGACAGACTACACTATCCACGGATTTGAGGTGGTCAAAGACTTTGGTCCTAATGTGCGCAAACTGTGCTATTACAAGTTTCATGTGTCAGACTCTGTTCACATATCAATCACAGAGACGAACACATTTTTATTGTATAACATTGACACTAAAAAGTTTTACAGGAATCTAAAGTTAAATATAATTGATGACTGTTTTTTTTTAACTATGTATGTGTTTGGCGAGATAAATATTTCGCGATTTCTGTTGTTTCAATTTGGAGGAGGAGCGGATTAAGTTAATGTTACAATTTATCAATAAATAAAGAAGTTACTAAAACGCTTGATTTTTAATTAAAACAACACCAATTAAGCCGCTACCGGCTCGTTGAGAAGGTTTAGGATGTCGTTCTCTTTCTTGCTGATGGCGCACATCAGACGCCCAGTCTTGATGTCTGAGATGACGTCCGTGAGGAAGATGTTGGCGAAGGCGTTGGCGCGCTCGGGCAACAGGTTGAAGTCACACCCTTTGCTGTACACCAGTCTATACACTAAAAGTCCAACGCCCAGAGCGGAGATGTAGCATTTTTTGTTGTTGTAACAGGGGTCCAGTCGGTTGAGGGTGGTCTTTTCGCAGTCTGGCAATGAGTGTAGCACATGGTGGGACAGTCGCAGGATCTTAAGCGCCTCGTCGGCACCCACCCATAGTATCATGTCGTTGAAGACGAGCGGCACGCAGATGCCGTCAAAGGTGAGCGTGAAGGGGCACGAGTATTGAGACATATTGAATTAACTTACTTAATGAATAACAAAACTTTTGTATTGTAAATTTATTTATTTCTCCTCTATGGGTTTGAAGGTGTTGATGTTTAAGTTTTGAATGTACATGTTGCAATAGTTTCTGTTGTACGAGTTAACAGTGGACACGATTTGGTCTACGCTATAGTTGACGTTATCATGGCGCTTGGCGTCGTGCTTGGGCGAGATTTCCGTCTTGATGGACTTGAGCACCTCGTCCATCATGTGTCTCAGGCGCTGCGTCGCCTCGGGAATCTTGGTCCAGCTCTTTCGCACCGCATCTTCTTCATCCTCGAAACCCAGAGCCTTGAACTTTTCAATCTGCACTTTATGCTGTTTCTTGTCCTCCTCGCACATCTTTGCGTCGCGCCTATACTTTTCGCGGATCGATTGCTCCGAGTAGAACCGGAACTTGGTCATGCTCTTGTTCTTGAAACAAAACCCGTAGCAGATTTGGCCGAAACTGTCTTTGATCTTGTTCCACAGACTGATCGCGTTCGGGGTCTTCTCGTGGATGATGCGGGTCGCATACTTGAGCCACTCGTACTTCTCCATGTCCTTGTGACAACTCCAGCTTCAACTGCAAAGACTCAATCTGAGCGTCCGCCAACTTCTTGTCGTACTCAACCACCGAGTCACTAGCGGGGTTCAATTCAAACTTTCCAGTCTTGCGAATGGTCGGAAGGATGGTCTCGTACACAAATTTCATCCTCTGTTTCGCCATAGGCTTGTTGGAGCGTGCCAACAGCGCGTATACACCAGGTTCTAGCACGAACAGAGTTTCGGGTTGCCAGTTTGTAGGCACATTAGATGACGTCACAAGGGGGAGCCTCGATGGCCCCACCTTGGCTTGAAGATTTATCCACGTTATTTTCCATTCCTCTGGTATTAATTTATATGCCTTTTGACGTCTTCATACCCCAAAAATGCCGCCAACCCCTTCAGCTTCACCGCCACTCCACCGTCGAATAGCACAACACCCCAGCACTCGAACTTGGTGTCGCTAGCGTCGTCGCTGAGTGGAAACTCGAACCGTTGAAGAGCCATTGTGCAGATGATAAGGGAGGAGAATTACACGGCGACTGTGGTTCAACAAGAGATGCTGCGTCTTATATAGTCAGCCAGAGTTGCGTTTGACAAAATTTGTCTTAGACCTTAACATTAGACTGTACAGGCCTGATTCGTTGATAAACACAAACACAATGTTGTTTTGCCAGTTTAATGACGACATAAGGTAGTCACTGGCGGTGACTACTTTAATTTATTTTTGGGTACTAAAGCGTAGGCGTTCTTCAGGTCGCACGTCAACTTGGAACACCTCGCTCCTATATCTGCGATGGGGGAATTTCGAGCCGCAGAAATCGGCATGCTGCGCAACGGCTTGATCCAAGACATGCGGCGCGATGTGTGCGCGGAGAGATGCGAAAGTGTCGCCGACCCCTTCGTCAGCGTGCGCACTTGCGAGAGCGAGGGGCTAACGGGAAAGAGCGGGGCGGTCGATCTGCTGAGGCGCGTGTTGGACGCGGGGGAGCACACCGAGCTACTCTCGTCTTTGATGGCCAACACGGGCCTTCTCAGAGACAACTACGACCTCATCGTCTCCCTCTTCAGCAATGTAGTGAACAAAGACACTATAGACATCCTCAGAAACCTACTTGTGAAAAAAAATTATAGTTTATAAAAAATGTTCTGGGAGTAAGTAATAAAACGGAATTTTTCATAACAGCAGTCTGTTTATTTGAACAACCCAAAATCTTTTATAAGGAATTTTTATTTTAACAAGAATCATGGGATATAACAAATCTATTAGGTACAGCCGTCACGACGGTACCACTTGCGTCATTGACAACAAGCACCTGAAGAGCTTGGGTTCCGTCCTTAGCGATCTTCACAAGAAGAAGAGGCGCATCTCGGAGGCCGAGTACACCCCCATTAAGGACTTGGCTAACGAATACATGGTCTTGGAAGACCCCTTTCGCGGTCCAGGTAAGAACGTCAGGATCACACTCTTCAAGGAGATCCGCAGAGTCCACCCCGACACACTGAAGCTCGTCTGCAACTGGAGCGGAAAGGAATTCCTTAGGGAAGCCTGGACTCGCTTCATCTCGGAAGAGTTCCCCATCACCACCGACCAAGAGATCATGGACCTGTGGTTCGAGCTCCAGCTCCGACCTATGCAACCCAACCGTTGCTACAAGTTCCTCA